GGTCGTAGAGCTTTGCAAGTTGTTTTGTTTGCTCCTGATTGGACTATCTCCACTATCCGTGCCTTTAGTGCTGCTTTACCTAAGTCTTTAAACCCTGCTAAGTTGCAGCCTATAGAGGGTATTAAGGGCTTGGTAAATCCTACAACCAAAGCTGACTATGCTAGGTTGTACCAATTCAAGACAGCATTGCTGTACTTGACTCTGCTAAACGTTATTAATAACATGACTGCTGGTAGAGATGTTTGGGACAACAAAGATCCAACTCGTATTGAATGGCCTGACGGTACATCCATGCAAGCTATGAAACACGCTATGGAACCTTACCACTGGATTGCTGCACCAGATAAAACCCTGGCTAATAAACTAGGGTTTATACCCAAAGCTGCTATTACTACTATTGCTGGTACTGAGTACGCCAGTCCCAATGCTCCCAAATTGGTTGACATGAGTACTACTGGTAGGCTTAAAGCTGTAGCTCAATCAGCATTGCCTTTCCAAGCACAAGCTGCTATTGGTGCTCCCGAAGGAGAAGGAGTTAAAAGGGCTGTGTTGGGTACAGCAGGATTTCCTATTTATGGATCTACTCCAGAACAACGGAAACAAAAAAGAAAAGAACGAGATGCACAACTCAAAGCCAATGCTGCTGAGTACCGTAAAAAAGCCAAAGAAAAAGGTTGGGACCAATAAATCATGGCTACCAAAATTACTGTTCCTATTCCTCAAGACGAGATTAAAGAAAGTTTTGTCTGGAGAGATTGGTTCCAAAGACTTAGCGATAAAGTCTATGGGAGTATGGCAAGCCAAGATGCTAGTTCTGTAAACATTACTGGTGGATCAATAAATGGCACAACTATAGGTGCTACTACTGCATCTACAGGACACTTCACAACTGTACAAATAGACACACCATTACCTATTGCTTCTGGTGGTACTAATAACAATGCAACTCCTACTGCTGGTGCTGTTGCTTATGGTACTGGTACGACTTACGCTTTTACTGCTTCTGGTAGTTCTGGTCAAGTGTTGACTAGTGCTGGTACTGGAGTACCTACATGGACGACAAACGCTAGTGGAGATGTCACAGGTCCAGCGTCATCAACTGATAACGCTATTGCAAGGTTTGATGGCACTACGGGCAAGCTGATTCAAAATTCTGTTACTACTATTGATGACACTGGAAACGCTAGTGGCATCTTGTCTCAACAGTTTAGCAATGGCTCTGCCGTCACTCTTGCCGCAGGAAAAATGTGGTATGACGGCTCTACAGGCGCTTGGAACTTGGGCATGGGTGGTGGCAACATTACTCAACAAGTTGGCGAAGAAATATTTGTTTATGGCAAAGCGTCTGCCGCTATTACAGATTCACCCCTCCAAATTATTTACCATACAGGCGTTGTTGGGGCTAGTGGAGTCATTCAATTTGCACCTACGATTGCAGGCATTACAGACCCCAACGCAATTATTGCCGTAGCTACTGAATCCTTGGCTCTTAATGATTTTGGACGTGCTACGGTTTTTGGCGTGGTTCGTGGCATTACAACCAACGGCACTGCTTTTGGTGAGGTTTGGGCTGACGATGATGTTATTTGGTACAACCCCGTAACTGGTAACCCCACAAAAGTTGAGCCTGTTGCGCCATACATTAAGGTGCAAGTTGGTCTTGTAATTAAAGCAGGGGCAGGCGGTTCAGGGTCTTTCCAAGTTGGCATTGCCCGTGGTTCAAAACTTGGCGGCACTGATTCCAACGTGCAGTTTGGCACATTAGCCAATACTGACTTGATCCAGTACAGCACATCATTAGGCTATTGGACAAATGTCACTCCAGCATCAGTGATCAATGCGTCTAGCGGTGCGCCAGTCACTAAAACAGCCGACTTTGCAGTAGCGTCTACAGAAAACTGGGTTATTAATAACAAAACAGGTTCTACTTGTACCGTAACTTTGCCCACTGCCTCAAGCTGGACAGGTCGGGTTTTGCATTTTCAGAACTATCAAGCGCAAACGGTTGTTTCGGCATCGTCCAATGTTGTACCTTTGGCTGGTGGGTCGGCTGGAACATCCATACTGTTGGCAAGTACAGGGGATTCTGCTACGTTAGTTTCTAATGGAACAAACTGGTTGATGACACAATACATACCAAACAATATTTTGTTGTTGGAATAATGGAGTAGTAATGGCTGATGTTGAAACACTGGTTACAGAGACCGATAAACGACTTAGTATCCATGAGGCTGTCTGTGCTCAGAGATATGAAAACATAGAGTCTGCTTTTGAGAATGGTAAAAAACGTATGCAAAAGATTGAATATATCTTGTATGTTATTGCTATTGCTACATTGTTAGGACCTGGTGTTGCTGCTGAGTTTGTTAAGAAGCTCTTTGGAGTCTAAAAAATTGATCCCATTACCATACTCTTTGCAGCTAACGCTTGTGTCGCAGCCATCAAAGAAGGATGCGAGCTTTACAAGCAAGCCAAATCCTCATTCATGGAAATCAAGTCCACTGTCAATGAAGTTGTTGGTGTCGCAAACGAAGTCCGTGGGTTCTGGTCTAAGCTCTTTGGAGCAAAACAAGACACGCCAAAGCCTGTGGCGAAAAAGAAGGAAAAGTATGTAGCAGTTGATGAGACTCAGGTAATGGTAGATGTTGTGTCTCGCCTTACTGAGTTCTTTAAATTGCAAGAACAGTTAGCTGCACACATTCGAGAAGAAGAAGAAAAATCTAAGAGTGTGTATGACCCTGATGCCAACTTGATGGAAGCAGCTCTTAAAAGAGTTATGGCTTTAGATCAAATGGCAGAACTAGAAAAAACCATACGTGAAGTTATGGTCTATCAATCTCCTCCAGAAATGGGAGCAATGTATTCTAAAACCTTTGAGATGAGAGACATCATCAAAGAAGAACAAGAAGGTGCTAGGCTTAAGGAAGAAGCTAAAGAACGGGTTAAAAAATGGCAACGGGAGGAAGCAAAACGAAGCTTGCACGCAAAGTCAGCGTATCTAGTAGCGACTTTGATCTTCCTCGTATACCTGTGGGCGTGGCTGTTGTTCGTAAATCGTTGGGGGAAGACATAGTGGGTTGGGTTGCAGCTTGTATTTTAGTAGCTCTAATACTTCCCATGCTTGGGATGTTGTACTTGGACATCTTAGAAGCTAAACACGACACAAAGATTCAACTAGAAAAGATTGAGAAACTTAGACGTCAAATTGAAAGTCAACAAAGGGAGAAAAACAAATGAATGTGTATGAGATTTGGTTTCTGTCTGTGCTGCTAGTAGTTCTTACTGGCTGTGAAGACCGCTTTCGTTACAAGTGTCAAGACCCAAACAATTGGAGTGAACCTGAATGCAAACCTCCAATCTGTACCGCTACTGGTACTTGTCCAGAAATGTTAGTTAAACCCGAACAGGAGAAAAAATGATGGCTACTATTGGATACAAACCTAATAACCGCATGACTGCTGAAGAGATTGAAGCTAGAGTGTGGGCTTTTGTAATTGTCTGTTTGATTTTGATTCTTCTTGGCTCTGTAGCCATGTTCCTCTACGCTTTGACTTATGTTACTCAGCCTATGGCTGGTATGGCTCCTATTGACAAGGTATATACCCAACAGATTAGCACTATCATGGTCTTCATTACTGGTGTATTAGGTGGTGTTGCTGGTAGGTCTGGTGTTAAAGCTATAGCTACTGCAACAGCTAAAGCTGAAGCCGTTGACAACGATGAATCTCCAAAGTTATGAGTCTGTTTAATCCCTGGGTGCTTTTAGGCATCATTTTATTTGTTACTAGTAGCTTCTTAGGAGGCTATTACAAGGGCAGCGAAGATGAAGTCTTAAAGCAACAAGCTGAAATTGCTAAGCTCAACGAAGAGTCTCGACAAAAAGAACAGGCTCTTGTGTCTGCTGTAAATAAAACTGCATCTCAACTAGTAAAGGTAAACAATGAAGCAAAGATTCAAATTGCTAAGAGGGACGCTGCTATTGCCTCTGGTACTCTCAGGTTGCGGATTCCTATCAAAGCCCCCGACTGCCCCGTATCAACCACCACAGATACCCCCTCTTCCTCCAGAGATAGCATTCAAACAACAACCGAACTTGACCCAACGATTGCTAGATCTCTTGTCGCCATCACAGACAAAGGAGACGAAAACACAAGACAATTAAATGCTTGCATTGATGCCTACAATTCTGTTTATCAAACCCTGAAAGGAAAACCATGAACTTAAGCCCCAACTTTACTCTTGATGAATTAACCCACACAGATCATCGTGAGTTTGACAACACCCCCAATGATGAAGAGTTAGCCAACCTAACTCGTTTAGCTGAGTTCTTAGAAGAAGTTAAAGTAGTGTTAGGTGGTAAACCTATTATGATTAATTCAGCATTTCGTTGTGCTGAAGTTAATAAGGCAGTGGGTTCTAGTGACAAATCACAACATCGGCGTGGGTGTGCTGCTGATATTCGTGTTCCTGGTATGACTCCCAATGAAGTTGTATCTGCCATCATTGAAGCAGGTCTTCAGTACGACCAAGTTATCCGTGAGTTTGATAGGTGGACACACGTAAGCATCCCCAATACAGAGGATGCTAAGCCACGATCAATGGCTTTAATTATTGATAAGCAAGGTACTAGAGCTTACGCCTAGTCTTCATCAGCGTCTTGGAGGTGCGCTAGTACTACTGCAAATAATACTAGCGTACCTACGCCAACTATTGCGCCTAAGATAAGAGCAAAGATAGTAGCTATCATTTGTTTTCTCCTGGACCTTTAGCTTTGCAATAAGTTGTAAACGGTTCTTTTTTAATCAAACTGTTTTCTATTTCTTTTCTTGTGTTAGCTGATTGCACACCAAGTACGTGTCGTCTTAGTTCTTTGTCTCTGGTGTAGAGACTAGGGCCTCTCCAATCAAAAGCGTTACTAGTAACTTTTTCCATTTTTGCTCCTATTGTCTCTACTTTGTTGTAGCAATTTGCGTATCCATTTACCACCACCTTGTTTTACGTACTCTTCGTACTCACTTTGGGTAACACGAATACCTATAGCTTTACCTGATTTTGTTAATTCAGATTTTTGTCTCGGCATTTTTTCTCATCCCTACAATCGTGTCTTGAAAATGATACTCACAACTATGTTGGTCGCCAGCCAATTTAGTTACAAACACCAACCTACACTCAGTGCAATACCACGCTGTCCCCTGGGCAACAATGGTTGACTTGTTTGGGTGTGTACCCTTCTCCCTACCAAAGAATGTTCTTATACGTTCAAGCATTGTTCTTCTCCTTGAGTTTGGCTTCAGTCCAACGCACTGCGTATTCACGATCTCCAGTCGAACATTCTCCAGTTACAGGGTCAACATAGCTTTCCCAACAAGCCTCGTGAAACTCCTCTGGGGTCAGCCCTACCCATGTGCGCTGTGGTGGGGTGGTGTAGAGTTTTGTTCCCTCTGGTATTGGATACGAAGAACGAAAAATGCTAGTAAAAAACCCTGGGTAGATGCTTTGTGAAGCGCAGCTTAAGGTTTTACCCACAGGCTCTTGCTCTGGCTGTACCAACTTGCAATCAGGATGATGGTCAGTCCAAACACAATTTGCATCGCAGAACTTCTCCACAGGCTCTTGGCTTTCCAACTTTGCAATGGCTTGGCGTAGGGACATGATTGCCCGTACAGATTTTCCTTGTTTACCAGTTGCATTTAAATCCCAATCTGTTGAGACTTCCAACACCTCAAGCGCCTGTTTCAATACTTCAATCATGCTTGTCCCTTTGCTCCTTGAGCCGTGCTTCAAGACGCTTGATCCGTTCTTCGTTGTACTGCATGGCAGCATTGGCGTATTCGGCGGCGGTCTCAGCTTCAAGCTTACGCAGGTGTGCGTCCTGTAGTTCGGCGTAGATAACCTCGGAAATGGTCTTTGATCTGAGGATGTCTTTGATGTATTTGATTGTTGTCTCTCTGAAGTTCATTTCTTCATTTCCCTGATGTATATTGCCAAGCCACTCACAGTGTCAGCACCGAAACCCTTGAGTTTCTCAATGTGCTGTGCTACTTCTTCAATCACTTGCGCTCGATATGGGTTTGTTATCACCGCATGGACAGATTCCTTGCGTTGCTTTGCTTGTTGTTCAATGTCGTTGAATGCTTCATCTTCTTCAGTCATCTTTATCTTCCCCCCATGTGCCATCAATCCATGCGTCCAAGCGCCTGTGTAATGTGGCTCGGTTGCGCTCACCAACTGTCAAGCCGTTGTCAGTTTTCAGGGGACTGGTCAGTAACTTTCCAAATCCCTCTTCTGCGCTGAACTCAATGCGTTTATTGGATGTCTTAATTCCAACAACACACAAGGGACTTGCAAACCCGTCAATTAATGCTTCATCTTCTTCTGAAGATATTGTCATAAGTGCCTCATTATGTAATTCTGCCAATGGTCTACGTTAGAGAACGTACAAGCATCTAAATTATTCTTAACTGCCCAGTCTAGGTAGGTAGTGCTACTCTTTTTAGATAGTCCCTGGTTACGTTGTAAAACGTAAAGGATGGTTATCTCTGGGTGTTGCTGTTTGATTAGCACTGCTTTCTTTCTGTCAGCTCCTGTCCACAGACCTTTTGTTTCTATGTACACGTTATTAGTAACAGTGAAGTCAGGTGTGTAGGTATGGTTGCTTGCAGGTATAACGTACTTGATCTTGTCTTGTTCGTAACCTAGCTTCCATCCCTTTGCTTCGCAAGCAGTTTGAAACTTAGATTCCAAACCACTGCGATACCCCGCAGGGTTGTGTCGTTTAGGTTTTGGCATTAACCAATAAACCGTTCTGCGGCTTTATCAATCTCTTTTTCATACTCATTGATGATGTCGCAGAGACCTTTGATATAAGCCTCTAACATACCAACTCGAAAAGCCAATCGATCTTCAGCTACACCATCTCGATATGTAGTTTCAGAAGCTTGTTTTGCATTGTCAATAAATTGTTGTGGGTTTTTCATTCTGTTTTCTCTACTTTAGATTTGTTAAGCATTAAGACAATTCTTTTTTAAGTTCATCATTCTTTTTGATGATGTCGTCTCTCATTTCTTTGTTGTTTAAGAAAGCATTTACAAAGTGGACTAGATGTCTTTTATGTGCATACTGTTGGGCTGCAAGAATACTTGTTGTTATTGCCCAAGTAAGCAAAAACAGTTCTGCAATACTAAATTCAATCATGTTGTTGTTCCTTTACGGGTGGTTGCCAGATGTCGTTTGGTTTTTGCCAGATGTATAGCAGTTTCATGTTGAGGTGGAAACGTTCATCATCGTTATAGAGTTCACGGCACTTGTCGTACCACTCTTCAGGCAATAACCCATCTAAAGCTTGGGCTGCCTTTACTGGTCCAATGCCAGCCACACCAATGATGTTGTCACTCCTGTCACCTATGAGACTCTGTAGGTACAAGTGCTTTAGTCCCTCGTCAGTTCCTACTTCTTGAAAAGTCTTTTTAATAAAGTTGTAGTGCCTTCCAGGGATCTGAAGTAGATCTTTATCAATGCTACATATAACTGTTGTCCCGCGTTCTTTATCTTGTTGAATACCAAGTTGATCATCTGCTTCATGTCCATTACATACCTCTGCTTTGTGATGTGTTACTAGGAACTCCCGTACTGCTTGCCAATGAGCTGGTCTTTCGTCTGGCCTGTTGGCTTTGTAGCTAGGGGCTATTTCTCTTCTGAAGTTATCCGTGCCTGTTAAGTACACGCTGTATGAGTCTGATCCTGTGTCAGCAAGGATGTCCTGCATCATTTGGTCAGCCCTTGCCAGGGCTACCCATTGTTCTTCTTTCTCTGCTGATGCAGCTCCTCGGTAGACAACTATATCCCCATCTATGAGTGCTCTCATTTGTTTTCTGACATCTTTAACAAGTATCCAACTACATCTGAGTATGATGGTTTAAAGCCAAACTGTGCCTGAAGACTGTTCTTAATAACATCAATTTTCTCAACTACATGAACTTCTAACCCAATAGATCTATATTTAGAAACAGTTTTTATAGGCATTACCTTCTTGGGTCTACCTGGTTTACGTTTGTGGTGCATTGTTATTTCCATACTACCTCTCCTTTAAACAAAAAAAAATGGAAGCTTTTTAGGGCTTCCATAAAATCACAGTGGCAACTGCTCAGCGCTATCTTCTTGCATTGCTTCAGCCATGTCAATATCCCCTGCTGTATAAGCCTCAAACTTACGAGCAAATTTAATAATTAAATCTAGGGTTGTATCTTCAAGGTCAAAGGGCTTACCACCACGAGCAGCAATGTAAACATCAGTGGCTCTTGCCAAGGCATTCTGACGAACAATAGCTCTGTCTCCGTGGAGTGCGGGGATAGGGAACACTTTTTCTTTGTAGCCACTGTAGGCGGCTTTGGGAGCCGCTACAGCGGTTGCTGTTGCTGCTGCTGGCGCAGGTGCTGTTGATTTGCCTAAGATGTTTACACTTTTGGTTTCTACACCATAAGTACCTGCAACACCATCAAGCTCCACCTCATAGCCAACTAGAACATTTGGATTCTTAAAACCACACTTGATCCACATATCGTTGATCTTGAATGAGTAGGTGGGTTTGTTACCAAACTTGGTGTTTACGTCTTTTGTTGATATTGCTTGAACAATACCTGTCATCATTGCCATATTAAACTTCTTTCATGTTAAACCAATCGTTGCCATAGGATGCTCCTGCATTGAGCTTTAGAGCCAATGGCGTACTAAATGTTTCTAAGAAATACCTGTCTGTATCTCTAAGAATAGTTGTTATCTCCTCTATAAAAGGTTCCACAGAATCTTCGTGGACATCAAACATTAGAGAGTCGTGAACAGTGTTAACCATCTTCACATCGTCTCTGCCTACTAGCTCTCTAAAGATAACTCCCAACATCATTGGGACAATATCTCCAGTGGCTAATCCTTGGATTGGATAGTTTTTCAATTCAGTTGGACTGAAGTTGTAGGTCTTTGCAGACCAAGAGCTATCGCTGTAATACTCTTTGAAAGAAAACTTCCTTCCTGTTTCTGTTTGCAAGACATACGTCTTAATCTTTTCACGGAATCCATGTTCATCCAGGTCATAGTTGCTTTTGAGTTCAACTTCTGATGCAAACTCTGTGTGCCACTTAGCTACGTCTGGATAGCGTGTGTAGAACACATCAATAAACTTCTTAGCCTCATCGAGACTACACCCTGCTTGTTTACTGATAGCTTTAGCACCTGCTCCGTAGATCAACTGGAATGTTCTAGACTTGAATGGTTTCCTCTCTTCCTTTGTAGGTAGCCTGCCAAACATATCTTTGTACAAAGCACTATGTATATCAGCTCCACCTGAAATGTCAGCTATCAACTGTTTGTCTCTAGTAACATGGGCTAGAGCAACAACTTCTAACTGATTAAAGTCAACCTCAACAATTTTCCCATTGTATCTAGAAGTAAAGATTTGTTTTATGGGGTTATTACTAATGTTTTGTAAGTTAGGATTTGTTGAAGATAGCCTGCCTGTGACTGTTGATGTGTGATTTAGCTTGCCATGTATGAAGTCACCAATGATGTGCTTGCTAAGCCCCTGTACATAAGTAGAAAGCTGCTTAGACATCTCTCGATACTTAAGAAGCTTGTTGATAATTGCAATGGCTACAGGATCAAACGTGTGAGCTAGCATATCGTTGAGCACTGAGTCATCTACTGAAATCTGACCAGTCTTTTCAGATACTTTTTCTGGGTCTGCGATGTAGGCTATGAATGGTTTGATAACCACTTTCTTTTCTACAAGCTTGTACTTGGTATTGCCATTTTTGTAGACGCCGACTTCTTCTTTGACTTTTACTTTCTTAGTGCCACCAAAGAAAAACTGTGACCATTGTTTAGGACTGTTGATGTCATCTATGCGACTCTTAACAAGTTCTTCTAGATCAAGTTTAACTTCAACATACTCATTAACAACTTCAACTGTGTATTCACTTAGCTTTGCTCTGTCAATATGCAGACCATTAAACATCATCTCTGTTGTTGCATGGAGAGCTTCCATCTGACTTTTAATCAACCAGATTTGGTCACTAGCAACAGCTAGTTTGTATTGTTTTTCAGCAATAGCGAGGGTGTTAGCTACGTCTTGTTCTAGGTATGGAATTAGTTCTGCAGGGGGAATCTTGTCAGAGCCAAGTCCTGCTTGGAAATACTTTTTAATTCCATCATCTTTGATAGGCAGCCCATACTTGACTGACAGTTCGTCTAAGCTAGAAAACTTAGTACGTTGACCAGATAGGATGTATTCTGCTAGTTGTGTGTCCCAGAGTTTGTGTTTTTGTAGTTTGTACTTGAGTGCTGTGCTTTCTTTGTACAGGTACATCAAGTCAAAAGAAATGTTATGTCCACAAAGAATAGTTCCCAACATTAATCCATCTACGTAAGCATCAAACGTATCACAGTCATACGTAGTTCTTGGTTCTGCTATGCACATACCATAAGCTACGACTCTGTTGTCTGGGTGCATAGGATGAGCTAGTCCTATGTCTTCGGTACCATTAAGAGTTGTTTCAACATCAATGGCACAGAAGATTGGCGGAGGACCAAGCATTAAATCCATTTTTCTTACTGCTTTCTTAACTTCTATTTGGTAGTATGGTGAAGTCATTTGATTTCCTACTCAAATCTTGCTCTGATTGGATCAATTGTTACTAGGAACTGCCCATGTCGATGTGACTCCATGTGCTTGACACCCCCACCTGGGAGTTTGTTCTTAGGAACATTGATTGTTCGGATCATTTCTTCTTCTGGTGTTTTGGGTTCTTTGTACTTGCCTAGCGTCACAACAGCATCTGCTTCACCTGGTTTGTCAGTCTTAGAGCCACGCAGAGCATCTAAGCCAATAAACGGAGGGTCTTTCATATCTACTGCTGACGCAGACAACTGTGATGCAGCAATAACTGGGCCATAAGTTCTTGCAAGTTCCCTAGCCCACTTGTAAATCTTGCCAAGTGTGATGTCCTCACGCTCTTCAGACTTAAAGCCGTTAACTTTGTCAAGTTGGTCAAAGATAATAAGCCCTGGGTTAACTTCCCTGAACAATGTCTCAAGATCACGAACGTGGTTCATGTCTTTAGTAACACGTATCTTGTCTTTGTTACCACCCATCAAAGTCGTGTACTCTTCCATAGCTGTTTTAGAATCAGCAATGATTGTTTTAGATTCTTTACCAATAGCAGCTTGGACAATACGAAAGAACACAACAGAGGATTCTTCTTCATTGTTGACCCATACAACTGGTCTATCTTTAGGTAGCTGCTGTGCAAGGTAACTTACCTCGCTTGCGAGAAATGTAGTTTTACCTACCTCAACTCTTGCTGCCACAATAATAAAATTCCCTGTGCGTAGAGGACCAAGAGAACGATTGAGAACGTCCAGTCTCCACTCATAACCAGAAGAACTGATCCTATCTGCAATGACAGATAAATCAGCAGAAACAAACAACTCATCTTTTTCAATGTATCTCTCCACATCTCTAAGAGCATTGGTAGCTAGGATATGAACGTGTTCAAGATCACTAGAGCCTTCTTTAACCTTCTCACATTCGTCCATAATTAAAGCAAGATAGTCCAACTCGATAAGAGTCTTGACTACTTCCTCGTGAGCATGGTGTGGAACAAACGCTTTAGCTTTAGTTAGCATCATGCGAAGCTTGACAATAGCATCGTCAGTTAGTCGTTTGCTTTGGTCTGCAATCAAGAACGCAGAGAAAGATTCCCAACTGAAATCTGTAACACTTGGAAATGTTTTGTAGTATTTGTCCATGCCATCTAGGATGGTGTTGGTTTCTTTGACCACTACGTGCGGTTTGATATACCGCCTGTACTTTGCAAGGTTCTCTTTGCTTTGAGCGCAAAGATAGAGAACGTCATAGTCCATCTGTTTCCTTTAGTTGAGTATGCTTCCCAGCTCTGCTGGTGTGCATTGTTTAGGTTCTTTATCCATGCCTAGCAGGATAATTTTTGTTTCTGATGGAAGAAAGTGATTTAGTTTTTTGTATGCTTTTGCTGCTCCTTCAATACCTGCTTCATCGGGATCAAGCCAAATAACTACGTACTCAAAGTTGAGTTCGTGTATCTGTCTTAATGTTTTATCTGAGACTATTGTTCTTAGTAACGCCACAGAACTAAAGCCTGTGTCGTTGTGTACTCTGTAAGCACTGAGATAGTCTTCAGTTATGACTAGTGTCTTACTGCTTTTATGAAACCAGCCAGCATCACCTCTGTTGTTGTTGTCTATGTAATGCGTTATGTACTTAGGTGCGGCATTAGGTAAAAGATTTCTAACTTGCCAACCAATAACTTCTTGTTCAGGATTGTGTAGAGTTAAAGCCACTTTGTGTCTCTCACCTATGACACCTTGGAAGTCATCCACATCACAATAATTAGTGTGTAGCCATACTTTGCCCTCAGTAGTTAATGATGCAAGTATTGGCTTAGCATTAGATTTAGTTGTAACTGTGCTATGTTTGTTGATCCATCCAGACAATCTACTATCGTCTTTATCTTTAGCAAATCCAGACTCATTGCAATGATGGCAGTACGCAACTATTCCTGTCTCTGTACGTTTGATGTATAGCCTACGCTTTTTATCTTCTCCAGAGGAACATCCAACATGGTTAATGCTGATTTGTTGCCCTGTTGTGGATGGAGCATTTGCGAGGATTAGTTTGCGATCAATCATATTTTTTAAAAAACAAAATAGATAGCCCTCCCTGGTAGGAAGGCTATGTGGTTTTGTGTTTTAGATGTCGCTAGATGTTCCGTAAACTTTGACAAACAACTCACCAGCAACTTTACGTTGTGTATCGTTTAGTTTGTTTAAGTAAACAAGTTCAAAAGCTTTATTTAGAGAACAGCCCGCTACGACTTTTCTACAGATAGAAAACAAAGACCTTGGTGAAACAGTCAGATTGAACTGACCTGCTTTGTAACCTTGACGAATCAAGTTAGCAAGCTTCACAAGCTCTTTGGCTGCTTTGGCATTTATGTTCAAAGGCCATTTGTTTAGCAACATCTTTTCTTCGACCAATGGATGCAAATAATCCACGTAAACTGCTGTGCCAAAGCGATCTAACGTAGCTGAGTTCTGGACATTAGTGCCTGCATGAGCACCTGTGTCATCACCTTGACCTTGTGTATTGCCAATAGCTACGATTCTGAAATGCTCGTGGGGTGTAATTTGTTTGTCC